TCGATGCCGAACTCGTCCTGGCTGGCATCGTTCGCAACCCGGCGCTGTTCCCGGCGATCTTCACCATCGACAAGGAGGATGACTGGACGGATTTCGAGGTCTGGAAAAAGGCCAACCCTAATTTCGGCGTCAGTATTCAGGAGAATTATCTCCGCAACCAATATGAGGACGCGCTCAACAAACCGGCGAAGAAAGCCGCGCTGCTCACCAAGCATCTGAACGTCTGGGAAAATTCGACAAGTGGCTGGCTGGACATGCGCGCATGGTCAGCCTGCCGATCCGATAAGACGCTGGCCGATCTAGCGGGCCTGCCTGCGTTCGCTGCCTACGACGTGTCGACGCAGACGGACATTTCCGCGCTCGTCCTGTGTGTCATGGACGGCGCGACACCCTATTTCTTCCCCTTCTTCTTCCTGCCCGAAGGTGCGGTTCAGGGGAGCAAGAACGCCGACGCCTATCGTGGCTGGTCGAGCAGCGGCCATATCGTGCTGACACCCGGCAATGCGACGGACTTTTCCAGCATCAAAGAGCAGTTCGCCAAGCTGGTCGGGCAATTCCACATCAAGGGCGTGGCCTATGACCCGTGGCAGGGCCATCAGTTCGCGCAAGAGATTCAGGACCAATATCCCAGCATCGACGTCCGAAAGTTCGCGCAGAACATCGGCAACTATAATCCGGTCATGTTGGAGTTCGAGGCGCTGGTTGCGGACAACAAGCTACGCCACTCCGATAATCCTTGCATGAACTGGATGGCTGGCAATGTCAGCATCCGGGCGAACTCAGCCAATCACCTGTTCCCCAACAAGCCCGATAAGCAGCACCACCTAAAGATCGACGGCATAGTCGCGGCACTCATGGCTTACGCGATGAAGATGAATGAACCTGAGTTAGTCACTCCAGGCATCGACTGGCTCTGATCCCACGAACTGCCCTCCGCATAAATATCCAGAACAAAGGAGACGGGCAGAAAACATACATGTCAAAGCTATTAGACTTTCTTACCGGTGGACTTGAGTTCAAGTCACTTTCGCCAATCAGGCGCAGAACATTAGACGAGATTGGCCGCGCCATCGAAGCCGGGCAAGCAGGCAGGTTACTTGATCCGGCTGACAGCAACGCACTTTATTCAACTGCTGTCCTCTGTATCGTTCGCGTCATTGCAGACGGCATCGCGCAAGTTCCCTTCCGGCTGCAAAAGAGCGGTACAGGCCGCCGTGGTGAAGATGCCACGGACCACCCGGTATATGAACTTCTCCGCCATGAACCGAACGAATGGCAGACCTCTTATGAGTTCCGCGAACAGTTCGCCATCCATGCTGGCCTGACCGGCAACGCATATATCTTCATCAACCGTGATGGGCGTGGGGTGCCGCAAGAGCTTTACGCCTTTCTGCCCAACTCGGTCACGACTGTCCAAAACGACGACATGTCGATCAGCTACCGCGTCGCCACCGAAAAGGGCGCGTATATCGACGTTCCCGCGTCGGACATGTGGCATATCAAAGGCCCAAGCTGGGACGGCGTTGTCGGCCTGAATGCTACCAAGCTGGCGCGTGAAGCGATTGGCCTTGCACTGGCATCAGAGCAATTCGGCGCAAACCTTTTCAAGAATGGTGCGCGACCAAGCGGTGTCCTGACTTCTCCCACGAACCTGACCGCCGATCAGAAAGCCGCGCTCAAAAAGGCATGGCAGGATCAATACAGCGGCGTCGGCAACGCCCACAAGACCGCCCTCATTGAAGGCGGCATCACCTTTCAGTCCATCGCGTCCACTGCGAACGAAGCGCAGTGGGTCGAAAGCCGCAAGTTCCAGATTGAAGAACTTTGCCGCGCCTTTCGTGTGCTGCCCATCATGGTCATGCAGTCGGGGGCCACTTCCTACAATTCGGTCGAGCAGCTTCTACTTGCTCACCTCACCCATACATTGATGCCTTGGTATGAGCGCATTGAACAGTCAGCGCGCAAAGCTCTCCTGACAAAGGAAGAGAAGAAGGCCGGATATTATATCAAGCTGGACAGTCGCGCGCTCATGGAAGCGTCCACGACTGATCGCATGGCCTACTACAATGCCGGTCGAACCCAAGGCTGGCTCACCACAAATGAAATCCGCGAGAAGGAAGACCTTCCTCGCAGCGATGATCCGATGGCCGACAAGCTGATGCCAGCAGCAAATCTGTTCGGGCAGCAGGCAACCGAAACTTCCGAAACCAACATGGAGAAGCAGGACGAGAACAATGGCAACGCAGATTGAGAAGAAGACTGTAATTGGCTTGGAGTGCAAACTAGCTGTTGAAGCTGTCGAGACCGACACCGACACAATGACATTCAGCGGCTATGGCTCTGTGTTCGGCAATGTCGATAGCTATGGCGACATCATCGAGAAAGGCGCGTTCAAGGCCAGCATAGAAAGGCACTTGGACGCTGGCACCATGCCGATGATGTTTCTTAATCATCGCATCTACGACAGCCTGCCGATCGGTTCGTGGACTGCTGTTGAGGAAGATGACTACGGCCTCAAAGTGACCGGCGAACTGCTCGACACCAGCGATGGCTTAGATACCTACAAGGCGTTGAAGAAGGGCCTCATCAAAGGGCTATCCATCGGCTTCTATCCGGTCGTCTGGGAGATGGCGTCCAAATCAGACGAGTATCGCCGCACCATCACGGAAGTCGATCTTGTTGAGGTCAGCGTGGTCAACATGCCTGCCAATGGCAGCGCGCTTATCGCTGATGTGAAGTCCAACATTGAAGAAATGAGAATCCGCGATCTTGAACGTCTACTTCGGGATCGCGGCCTAAGCCGCAAGGAAGCCGAAACTGTCGCGAGCCAGTTTGAGTCGAAGCGCTACTTGGCAGAGCGTGAACAAAAGCGCGTCGAGATGGCTGAACTCAACGCCCGTCTAAGCAGGCTGCTCGGCAAGTAAGAGCCACAGGCCAAACAATAAATAGAGGGAAGGCAAGAAGCAACTTGCTCAAGTGAGCCGCTACAGGGGCGATCCTGTCAATAGGTCACAACAATAAAAACAATCCTATTAACAGGAGAGAACATAATATGTCAGATGAAACTGATAAGACCGATGCTGTCGTGAGTGCATTTGAGGAGTTCAAGTCCACTTACGACGCGAAGCTGGAAGAGACTGGTCAAGCAATCACCACTCTCACCGATGCCGTAAACAACCTGACCGCCGCCGTTTCCAACGTTGAGGAAACCGTTGATACCGTCGCGGAAGAGCAGAGGAGCATTTCTGTAAAGTCGGGTCGCGTTGGCGCTCCTGCGATCATCACTAAGAGCAATTGGGGTCTTGAACTTCGCAACTATGTTGCAACCGGCCTCAACACCCGCGCCGTAACCACTCAGACCGGCGCCAACGCAGGCGCGATTGCCGCTGCTGGTGGATATCTCGTCCCAGAAGAGTTCGACAAGAATCTGATCACTCTTGCTCAGGACGTCGCTCCGCTGCTTGCGGAAGTTGATGTTCAGTCGACCAGCACGCCAGATGTGAAAATCCACGTTGATCTGGGCGGCACTGGTTCGAGCTGGGTTGATGAGACCGGCACCAACGGCCTTTATGATCCAACCAACACGCCATCGTTCGCAGAAGTCTCGGTTCCTTTCGGCACCCTGTTCGCAAAGCCGCTGATCTCGCATTACGCGCTGAATGACGCCTATTTCGACGTTGAAGCGCTGGTCACGGACCGCGTTGCGACCAAGTTCGCCAAGGAAGTCGCTTCCTCGATCATCAACGGCACTGGCGTCAATCAGCCAAAGGGTCTGCTGACCCACACGACCGCCGCCACCGCTGACAGCGTTCGCGCTTTCGGCACCATCCAGTATATCGCTTCGGGCCAGGCCGCTGCTCTGCCAGCCGCCAATACCTATGCGAACAAATATATCGACATGGTGACTGCGCTGAACCCAATCTACCGCAGCAATGCAAAGTGGTATGGTCCTCGTTCGGTCGTTGGTGAACTTCGCAAAATCCAAGACGCAAACGGCAATTACCTCTGGCAGCAGTCGCTTGTGGTTGGACAGCCTTCGACCTTCCTTGGCTACCCTGTTGTTGAAGTTGAAGATATTCCGGGCGTTGCAGCAGGCTCGCTCAGCTTGATCTTCGGCGATCTCAAGCAGGCATATCGCGTGTATGATCTGGTAGGCACCACCATGCTGCGCGATCCATACAGCTATGATGCCTATATTGCGCTCAAGACCTCGAAGCGTTTCGGCGGAACTGGTGCCAACACCGAAGCGGTCAAGGTGATGAAGATCGCCGCTTCGTAAGAGCAGCGCGCCCGAGATGGAAGCCCGGTCAGCAATGGCCGGGCTTCATTGCTCTTTGGGCTCATTCTTGTCGGGGTAAGCAGGGGTTTCCGATTTCGCGGTAGGCATCAGAATAGAAAGCCTCCCACGTGCGGCGCAACTCCATTCGCTCAGCCAACGTGGCCTTTTTGTACCCTTCAGACGCTTCAATTTCGGCGCGAACACTCTCCATGCGCTTATATGCAGCGCAGGATTTTTCGCGGGATGCTTGGACATCGCGCTCTACAATAGCGCGGACAGTATCGCCGCGCCTTTGACGATATTCCCACAGGCCGGTTTCCATTTGCGCTGATTTCGCATCATCTGGAAGGACGACACCGGGAAAGCGCAGCCGCAGACTGTCCACTTCCTCCCGTCGAATGTTTTCACGAGTGTCAATCTCAGCAGCGTTCGCCTTTATCGCTTCGCGCTCTTCATCAATCACCGCCAGCTCCTTGAGAACGGCATCGACACGGGCCTGCTCTGTTGGCGTCCTGCTAATTGCTGCTGTGCAGGCGAAGCCAATGGCTAATGCTGCCATCGCAAGTCTCAACCGCATGTAGCCCCCTTTGACCCCAACCACGCATCGCTCGTGAACATAAATATCGGGGAGGTATCCCCGATGCAAAACACAATAAGCCGCGATCCCGATTTTCTCGCCATTACCGTCGATGAAGCCAAACAATGGTGCCGGATCGACGCGGATAACGACGACGCCCTCATTGCCGGGCTGATCGCCACAGCTACCGGCGCAGCAGAAAGCTACACGGGCCGCACCATCGTTCCCAGCACCCTCGAATTTTCCTTTGATGAGGGCGACAAACGCTATGTGATCCCGACTGCGCCCGTCATCGCTATTAGCGACGTCGAGCTGATGGACGCAGAGGGCGTCAAAGAGGCCCTGCCAATGCCTGATAGCTACTGGGTGCTTTTGCGCGACAGCGGGGCCGTGCTGACGCTCGCAGGGGGAATGAGGGGCTGTCGCACGCTCGTCC